AGCCTTTCGTCAGGGCCCGGTACTCCATGCCAGACAGGGCGTTTTTCACGGCCGCCCGATCAAAGAAATTGGACACGCTCGCCCGCATGGCGACGCCTGGAATCCTCCAGCCGCCGCCCATCGGGAACATTCCGCCGCCCGTCGGAAAGATCGCCATGCTACGGCCCCGTCGGCGTCAGATGGTCCCGCGGCACCCGGTACGTCACGGCGATCTGCGACAGAAACACCCGCCGATCGGTGAGCGAATCCCGGTCGAACGTCGTCTGCATGGCCGCCCCGAAATAGTGGGCGTTGGCAGGCATCGACGGCATCACGAGCAGGTCGCTCCGGATGGCATCGACGATCTCCTGGCAGAGATTCGCCAGCTCGTCGATCTCCTGGTTGCTGCCGTCCACCATCCGGGCGACGACGACCATCACCTCATGAGTGAATAGGTCTTGGCCGCGGGATGATCGCTCCGTTTCCACCGTCGCCGGCACCACGCTCACTTTGAGCGTCCGCAGCTCGGGCCCTTCGTAATCGGGCACATACACCCGCTTGGCCGGGATCGACGCGTAGGGGGGCGAGAACTCGTAGGCCGCCAGGCCGGCGGCCAGGGCGTCGGATATTTCGATAGCGACAGCGTCGGGCATTGTTAGGCGACCTTGGGGCCGCTCTCCGTGGCCTTCTTCTCTAGTAGAGCAAGGTTGCCGGCGAATATCGGATTGGCCGAATCACGCCGGAACGCTTCGCGGGCGTGCTTGAGGGCCTCGCCGTCGAGGCCGAGCCTCGAGGCGGCGAGGCAGGCCAGCTCCGGAGCCCGCGGACCGTAGGCCCGCGGATCGCTCGCGTGCGACTGATTGGCCGGCGGGCAGAACGCCGCGTGCCTCGCGTAGTAAAGCGCCGACACCCAATCGCCCATCTGCTCCGCCATCTCGGCGAACGCCAGGAAGGCCTCGGGCTCCTGCGGAGCCGCCTGGATCGCCTCGAGCAATCGCGGCTTGACCCGTTCCGGCTGCAGCCGAGCCAGGGCCCGGTACGCGTAGGCACGCTCGGTCGCGGCCCCGCCTGGCATCCGCAGGTACCGCTCAAACGCTTCTACGGCCTCGGCATCGCGGGCGTAGTCCAGCTCGCGGGCGAGGTACCAGTGCATCCGCACGTCCAGCGGGTTTTCCCGCACGGCCTGCCGCAGCAGCGTCAGGTCGCTCTTGTGCTGCTTGCCGGGCTGCCGATGGTGGCGAATCGTCAGGGCCTCGGTCGTCGTCTGCACTTCCTCGCCAGACCAACGGGCGAGCCCCTCGTGCGTCGCCCCCACCCACCGATAGCCGCCGCGGGTATGGATGCGGTCCGACAGAAATCGCACGTCGGTGCTCCACTGGTACAAGTAGCGGAGCTTGGTCGTCTGCGGCGTCCACGCGGCCTCGAGGGCCTCCCGCCAGCCGGGATCGAGCACTTCGTCCAGGTCGAGGCGGATGCACACGTCCACGTCGGCCGGCAGATGGTAGAGCGAAAGGTTGTGGGCGTCGTCCCATCGCCACGGTATCGGGGCCCCGCGGGCGACCGTCACGCCGGCGGCCTCGAGCAGCTCGACCGTGGCGTCGGTCGAGCCCGTGTCAGTCACCACCCGCACGTCGGCCTCGCGGCAGGAGGACTCCCAGGCCGGCACGTTGGCGGCCTCGTTTTTCGCCAGGGCGTAAATGCCGATTTTCATGTCAGCACCGCCACGCGTCGCAGGCCGTCGTCGATGTATTCGACCTGGCGGTTGGCCTCGCGGGCGAACACTTCCACCGCCCTCGCCACCTGCGGATTGCAGCAGTCGTCCGCCAGGATCGCTCGGCAGTGAGCGACGAGCCGCAGGTCGGCCAGGGCCCCGGCGAAACTGTGGTCTCCATCGACGTGAGCAAAGCACGCCCGCGGCAGGCTCTTGATCGCGTGCGAATCGACCACCACCAGGTCGGCCTCGATCTGGTGCCGGTCAATCAAGTTCTTGGCGTGAGCCAGGCAGTCGAGCGAATCGTCGTCCATGCAGCCGTCGATACAGAGGAACGAGGCCCGCGGGGCGACGGCCGAAAACACCATCAGCGAGTAGCCGCAGCGGGTCCCAATCTCGATCACGCGGCGCGGCTTGTACCGCTCGCAAATCGCGGCCTTCATCGCGTAGTGGCCGATGACGGCCGAGTCGCAGAAAAACCAATCGTTTTCCCGCCAGTTGGATTCCAGCAGCGACTTGACGCGGTCGTAGATCGAAAGCTGGATCGTGCTCATGGCCGCACCAGGAGGTTCGTGACTTCGGCGACCGTCATTTCCACGAGCCACGCTTCCGCGTCACGCACGCCGAACGACGCCACGAGCCGGCCGCCCTTGATCGCCAGGCCGGCGGCGAACTCGATCGCCCGCTGCTCGAGGAAAGCGAACGGCAGCGACACGCCGACAATCGCCCAGCCGGCCGCCTCGTCGAAGGACACAAAACGGTGCTCGTAGATGCGGCGGCCTTCGTCCTCCGCGACCTCGTGCACCAAGGCCAGCCAGATGCCGCCGCCGAGCGGCACCAGCTGCGAGCCGCCGCGAAAGCCGGCCGCCAGCCACGGAGCCGGGGCGTGATTCGTTACCAGCCAGGCCTCATCCTGCTCGCGGACGGTGGCGACGCGGCCGTCGTTGTGGCACGAATACAACCACTCGGCGCGGCCGAGAATCGGCATCCAGTTCTTTTCGTGCCGCCCGGTCGTCGTCGGCAGGCAGCGGATGCTATCGAAATACCCGGTGGCGATCCGGCAGGCCCCGTCGAAGGGCTCGATGTTCCGCACGGTGGCCGAGGCCAGCATCGTGCCGTCCACCATGTTGAGCCGCACGTCCTCGAGGCCGTCCACCGGGAAGTCGGTTCGCGGGTAGTCGTGATGCACCTGCTTGGCGTTGACGGGCTCCAGGTCGTCGGCTAGGTCCACGAGCACGTTTTCCGTGCGGATGACGCCGCGGTCCTCCGCCGGCATCTCGTAGCACCCGTTTACGATCCGGTAGTTGGAACTGCGAACGTTGACCATCCAGCCGGCGGCGGTGGCGACGATGGAGGGGTTGAACAGCGACCAGCCAGGGTAGGCCGGCTCCAGGTCGAGCCGCACGAACCGCGCGCTCGCCAGCTCGTCGAGGCGGTGCGTGTACCAGGTCCGGTTGCGTCGCACGACGGGCTCCATGCCTGGCGGCAGTTCACGCCGCAAAAGGGATTCGCACGCCCGCCGGCCGGCCGTCAGCTCGCCGCAGTAGTAGGCATGGGCGGCGACGGCGTGCAGGTGGTCGATCATGGAAACATTCGTACACCATCCGGAATAGGTGACAAGATGGGTTTGCCGCCTATTCCTCCACGCTTTCCGCCGGCAGCAACGCCAGCGCATCCGCCCACGGGATCACCTCGACCGCGGGCAGTAAAACCGACCGATCGGCCGCGGCCCACATTCCGTGCAGCAATCCGCCTTCGCCCACTTCCGTTAAAACGTCGCCGCAAAGCATCAACCGCCCATCGTTCAGCGTCCGCGGCATCGGCACGCAATTCGTATTGCCATGCTCCGCGTGCAGTTCCGCGAGCCGCGCGGCGAGCGCGGGCGAGAACACTAGCGCCAGCGCCTTCGCGTCCGCGTCACTGATCGGGAGCGTGAGGTCTGCAAGCGTCATACGTTGCGGCCTAGTGCGGTCTGGAATGCTTGCATAGCATCGTAATAGGCCGTCGCTTGCGCCGATGTCATTCCGTGCCCAATGCTGTATGACATAAGACGGATGGCGCTCACCCCCAGCGTTCCGCCGCTTAATCCGGCCGCGAAAACCCGTATCGGCTCCGCAAAACTAGTGTATGTGTTTGCCGCTATAGACGAGTTCAGCGATTGCGCATTTTTATACAAAGACATGGCAGTGCCGGATGTTCTGCTGACTAGATAGTGCCCCGCCGTGACCGTGTTTGTTGACTCGCAATTAGTCAGGCCAATTCCGCCAAGTTGCCCGGTACGCTGGGCCGTCGATCCGCCGCATGCGCCGGAGTTGCCACGCCCCAAGAGGTAAAGCCTGTTAGTTGCCGCTGCGTTTAGTGCTCCGATGACAATAGAACCAGGGTTTGCAGTTGTGGATGGGTTCCATTCTGCTCCGTAGTACGATAAATGCCCTAAGGATTGGCTAAACACATCATCCGGCAACACTCCCGTCGCTAGATGTTTGTTTGTGCCGTTTCCAGTTAGGCCACCGGTTGCGCCAGTTTCCGCAAAATCGCCGCTTACGAAGTTGCTATTCGTATCGGTCACGTTGCCGAATTGCGTCCCGCCCAGCGACGGCCCCCGGTACAGCGGCACCAGCGAGGCGGCGAGATTCGACCCCGCGAAAATGCCCAGGCGATAGAAGCGGTCGCGGATGCCTGCGGCGTCGATGGAGTTGCACAAGGTATTAACAGCGGATGCCGTGCTGGCCGATACCGTGCCGCCGTTGGCGTAGACGCTGTTGATCCAACTTTGCGCGTCTGCGTTGGAGACTTGCGGGGCTAGAGTGATTGACCATTTCGATCCAAGATAACGCTCGACTGCGAGCCGTTGCGCCGCGGTGAGCGCGGGCTGAAAAATCAACAGTTCCGCAATCGTGCCGTTTAGGTTGTTCCAAATGTTTCCGGCATCGCGGCCGATGAATGGCTGCGCACTGGTTGACTGCGATAGGGTGCCGGTCAGTGCCGCGGTGGTGTTCACGGTTGCGCCGTTTACCCGCGCGATTGCCTCGCTGCTGGAAAGCGTCACCCCAGCAACGATGTTGGATAGCCGCCAGTTATTGGGCGATTCCGCGCGGGGTGCGTTGCCGCTATTCCAGCCGTTGCCGTACGCGCCGACGCCTTGAGCGTTAAGCCATCCTGCGTGAAATGCTGAAGGCTGATCGGCTTCTCCGTCATGGAACACAAACGCGCCGTTTGCCGATTGGCCCGTCCTGCCGGCCCAATAAATAGTTGCCGATCCATTCCAAGACGATTCCGGCCCGCGCAGGTGTTGTGAAACGAAAGACAACTGCCGCCGCCCGTTGAGGGTGGTTCCCGAAACGGTCGGCCTACTCCCCCCCGTCGCCTGCGTAGCGTGTCGGTCGTTCCCAGACTTGTCGCGCCATTGGCCCACCGGAGGAGTCGGATCAGGGACGTTCGCTATGCCCCATTTCTGGGCGAGGTACTTTTCGACGCGGGCGCGGTCGGTGGTGGAGAGGTTCCCAGAATAGCAGACAATCTCCGCGATGTTGCCGTTCAGGCCAGACGAGCCTGATGTGCGAACCGGGCCGATCTTAGTGACGGTGTTCGTAGTATTTAGCGCCGCCGACGCCACGCCGTCAGTCCCCTGCACGCCCTCAAAATGCGCCCGCTGGGTTGTGCCGATGGACTGGCCGCACAGCAGACGATACACGCCGTTCGCCGCAGCGGACTGCACTACCTGTCTGCGGCACACAAACGCTATGAATGCACCCCAGAACGTCAAGAGCGGTGAGTCCTCTGGATTAGTAGGCGCAGATGTAATGATGCCGCCAAAGTGGTCAGCGTTCTTCGCTGCCACTGCGAACATCGTCACATTTTCAAGTTGCAGGAAGTTGCCGTTGATCGTCAGCCCCTGCGTGCCAGTGAACTGCATCACCGTCCTGCCATTCTGCGATCCGCCATGCGTCGGCCGCAGGCTTCCGCTGGATGTGGCATGGCGGTTGTTGCCGCTCTTGTCATTCCACTGACTCACCAGACCGCCGCTTGCGGTGATGCTGCTGGCATCGCTGGCATCCAGCCACAACGAACACCCAGCCAATTCGGTTGGGGCAGCAACGGCGGCAGTCTCGTCGGCTGCGGACTTGTGGACTCCGCTGATCCCCCACTTCGTCGCTAGGTAGGATTCGACGCGGGCGCGGTCTGCGGTAGAGAGCGCAGAGTTAAAGACAATGACCTCTGCAAAAGCGCCGTCAAATCGACCAACTGAACCATCTGCGCCGCCGCCGCCAATAAAAAACGCATTGATCGTTGTTTGCCCAACGTCAATATCTCCCCCCAGCATGGCAGCCGCGCCTTCCTGGTACAAAGATGCCGTCGTGCCTGCAACTATCGCGGAAACTATTTGGGGATTCATCCCAGAAGATGCCGAGCGCGTTGTAGTTTTCGATGCAACAGCATCGTCGCGCTTCGAAATCACCCACCCAGCCCCGTCTGTCCGTATCTGCAACAACGAAACCGGAGTCGCGGAGTTGCTGAACGCGGAAATTATCGAGTTTGCAGCAAGTGCGTCTGGGTCAACGACAACAAACACACTAGCCGCCTTGTCGGAACCGCTCATCACGGACGCCACGCCGCTTGCGCCCATAGATGTAAGCGAACCGTCGAAATCAATTGCGTTGCGAGTGCCTATCGTTCGCGTTCCAGTTGTCGGCCGCGCCGTCCCGCTTGCCGTTGCATGGTTCCCTTGCCCACTCTTGTCGTTCCACTGGCTGACAAGCCCGCCGGATTGCGTGATGCTGGCCGCATCGCTCGCATCCCACCACCCCACGCACCCGCTGATATCCGTTGGCGACGTCACCGCGGTGACCGGCCCAGCGTCGGTGGTGTAGAGCGTGGAGGTATCCGCACCATCCAGCCACAGCGCGAGGCCGGGAACGGAACGCGGGTCGAATTGTTTCGCCCTAGTGATCGCGGTTTGCCACCGGCTCACAGAATCCTCCAACGGCTAATCGCGGTGGAGTAGGTCAGCACCGCGGAACCGCCATCGGCGGCTAGAACGTAATCGCCGCCCGTGGCGTTGCGGAAACGATTTGCGGCCGTGCTGGACGCGGATTCGTGCTTGAGCGTGATAGCCGCGCCGCCGCTAGCGTTGACGTTGACCAGTAGCCGCAGCGCGCCGTCTACCGTGCCCGCCGCCAGCCCCGTGATATCGACCGCAGTGCTGGACGATAGCCGCAACAGATCGCACACCCCCGGCGCGTAGTTATTTTGCGAGGCCGAAAGCGCGGCCGGCGAAACGACAACCGGGGAAACGGCATCGCTGCCGCCGGTCTGGTGGCTGGACGCATGGGCGCCGATGCGGGCAGCGGCGAGCGTGCCGCTGGTTAGGTCGCTGGCGTTGGTCGTGGCGGTTGCCGACGATCCAGTTGCTCCTGTCGCCCCTGCGGGGCCGGTCGGGCCCGTGACTGTGCTTGCAGGGCCCGTGCTTCCCGTCGGCCCCGTCACCATCGAAGCCGCCCCGGTTGGCCCCGTGATCGCCAGCAGGTCAATCGTCGCCGAGCCCCAGGTCCCGCCGCTCTTGGGACCGTAGAAGTCCGCCGCGAGCGTGTCGATGTACCAATCGCCGTTCTCGCCATAGTTCGAGAGCGGTGCCCCCTGGCCGGCGAGCAGCGTCGCCCCGCGGACACCCGTGGCACCTGTCGGGCCAGTGGCCCCAGTGCTGCCTACGGGACCGCTCGGACCGGTGACGTTGGATACGCCCGTCGGTCCCGTCGGCCCCGCCACCGTGCTCTGTGGCCCCGTCGGCCCCTGCGGTCCGCTCTGGAGCTGGATGCCGGCTCCCCACGAGCCGGACGCCTTGGGTCCGTAGAGCACGCCCGCGTTCACGTCGAGCCAGAAGTCGCCGCTGCTACCAAACGATCCGGTCGGGCCGCTCGAGCCCGAGTAAAACTTTGCCCCATCGACGCCTGGCGACCCCGTTGGGCCGGTCGTCCCGTTGCCGGGAGCCCAGGCGGTGCCGTTCCAGAACAGGCCCGCCCCGGTGGCCGGGGCAGTCGCCGCCACCGTGCGGCCCTGGAGCTGCGTGGCGTTACCGGACGACGGCGTGCTGATGGAAAAGAAAGGCATTGTTTCTTACCCGTAGAAGTTGAGCGCTTGCCAGTTGGTGCCGTCGAACAACACCTGGGCGCGGCGTGAAGGCTGGTAGGAACCGAGCGTCACGACGCCCGTGGCCGTCGTCGTCTTGACGTTGAGCTCGTAGTAGGCGCCCTCGGTTTCGGAGATCACGAAATCGAAGCCGGCGGCGACGCCCGTCGGCAGCGTCACGTCGCGATTCGCCCCGTCCGGATTGAGGAACTGGTACCGCTCGCTCGTGCTCGTGAGCGTCTTGGCACCGGCGAGCGTCTGCACGTTCACGTTGGTGCGAGCACCAGGCCCAGTAGGCCCTGTGGAGCCCGTCGGGCCGCCGGACGGGCCGGTCGGCCCCGCCGTGCCCGTCGGGCCCGTGACGGTCGATTGCGGCCCTGTCGGTCCCGTGACGGTGGATTGCGGGCCCGTGCTGCCGGTCGGGCCTGTGATGCCCGTCGGTCCCGTGACCGTGGACTGCGGCCCCGTCATGCCGGTTGGCCCCGTCGGCCCGGTCGGTCCGGTGACGGTGGACTGCGGACCCGTGCTGCCGGTCGGGCCGGTCGGCCCTGTCGGGCCCGTCGGACCACCTTGAATCGAAATACCTGCCCCCCAGCTCCCCGAGGCCTTTGGCCCGTACAGATAGGAGTTGCCGGTATCGAGGTAGAAGTCGCCGCTCACGCCGAGGGCGTTCGACGGGGCTCCGGAGCCGTTGTAAATCTGCGGGCCATCGGTGCCGTGAGGGCCGGTCGGGCCCGTGACGCCAGTGGATGCCACCCAGGCGGAGCCCGAATAGGTGAGGACCGTGCCGGCGGCCGGGGCGGTCGCAGCGATCGGCCGCCCTTGCAGTTGCGTGGCGTTGCCGGATGACGGGCTACTGATCGAGAAAAACGGCATCAGTCACTCTCCACCAGTTGCGTATGGATGCGGCGAATCCGCTGCCCGCGGTCCGCCCACGACCACGGGTTATTGGCACCGCCTGGCACCATCACCTCGTATGTCCGCCGCGTGCCGCTCTCGTCAATCTCGCGAATCTTGTCGCCCCGCTTGGGGTTGTCTCGCATCTCGTCGGCCGACACGAAGTAGTCGCGGGTTTCGAACCGGACCATCTGCCCGGCCGCGTCCAGCGAATCCCATCGCGTCATGCCGATCGTGGCATGAACGGACTTTGAGAACATGGCCCCGGCCGGCTTGTAGTCCACCATCACGGAAAGATGCTGCTTCCGCTGCTGGTCGAACCAGGCCGCACCCTTGGCAATCATGTCCTGCATCGAACGCTCCTGCCCGAATACCTGTCCGCCCTGTGGCCGCGCGGCGGGCTTGGGCTACCCAGCCGCGCGGCCAACGTCGGCGTCAGGCGCCCGGCACGAGCAGCACATCGACCGTGTTGTCGGTCGTGGCCGCAGCCTTGGCCGCGAACCCCATCACGGTGCCGGTGGCACCCGTCACGGCCTGACTCTGGTACAGGTAGACCTTCGCGCCCTGCGCGATGGCCGTACCGGCACCGGTCGGCTTGACGATGGAGAACACGCCCTCGACGTTCAGGGCACCCAGCTCGTTCGCGGCGATCGGCCGCGAAGCCACACCCACCATCGAACCGACGACGACCGCATCACCGGCGGCGACGCCAGTGGACGGGGTGTAGTCGATCGCACAACCATCGGCACGCGTTGCCATGTTGGAAACCTTCTTTCTTGATTCTGGAAACTGGAAAATTGAGAACCCCGGCGGGCCGGCTCATGCGTCCGGCCCGCCGGGAACGATGCTCACAGCAGGTCAGGCGGTCGCCATCCGGTAGGCACCCTTCGCCTCGGCCTTGGCGACACCGAAGTCGAAGTAGCCCCGCATCTGGATGCCGAGCGTCGCGAAATCGGCCTCGGCCTGCTCCACGGTCGGCTGCCGCTGACCGTTGAGGAAAGCCACCTCCATCGCCGGCAGGTCGCCGGGATTGGCACACAGCCACCAGGTCGAGGCGCTCGTCAGGTAGGACGAGCTGACGACCTGGTAGCGACCCGCGAGAACGTTGGCGTTCGTGCGGGTGGCGTTCTCGCCGGTGATGAGCAGGCTGCCGGCCATCAGCTCGGCCGCCGCGATCTCGAGCTCGGGCGGCACCAGCAGCAGCGCCGGTGCGATTCCGAGCGGGTTGCCGTCGGGGTCCTGCAGCTTCCGGTAGCTGGCCGCAGCCGTCTTGAGCGACGAAAGCTGCAGGGCGTTGCCGGCGGCGGCAGTTTCCTTCGCGTAGAAGGTGCTATTGGACGATTCGAACTCCGACCAAAAGACCTTATTCAGCTTGATCGCGGCCCCTCTCCCCAGCCTGGACGGCACGGCCGAGAGGGCACCCAGGTCATCGTTGATGATGTCCTGGCGGGTGACGCTCGTGAGCCGGCCGTAGGTCTTGGCCTTGATGGTCCGAGACTCGTCGCTCGCGTCGGCGCTCTTCAGCTCGCCGCCGTTCGCGACCTCCTCGAACTCGAAGCCACCGTTGAGGCGGATGCCCGTCACGGTCTTGAAGTCCGACACCGAGCGGACGCTCGCGATCCGGTCCCACACCGACTCGACGGCGTTGAAACCGGCCAGCAGGAACTTGCCGTAGGTCGCGGCAAGGACGTTGCTGATCGTGTGCGTCGCGAAAGCGGTCGCCATGATCGTCCGCAGGTTGCCGTTGGTGATCCGGTTGCTGCCGCCGTCGTAGCCGTTGGCACGAGCGGCCTGCAGAAGCGTTTCACCGAGCGACACCGCACGGTTCTTGCTCGCGGCCTCGAGGACGCGGGCGTCGAACCGCCTTTCCACGTCGGGAAGGCCACCGGCGAGGCACAGGCTCGCCTCGATGACCGCGGGGCCATCGACCTTCTCGACGACGTGCACCGCCGGGGCGGCCGGACGGCTGGCACGCACGTCGGCGAGCAGCTCGGCCTTGATCTCGCGGAGCAGCTCCGCCTTGATCTTTGCCGTGTCCTCGACGACCGGAGCGGGCTGCGACTCCACGGCGACGATCGCCGGGGCTTCCGTCTGCGGCACAGCGGCCTCGACGGGCATCTCGTTGGCGGATTCCGCCATGGATTCATCCTCGCTCGCTTCGGCAGCGATAGCCGCGGACGTATTGGCGTCCGCTCCAAAAAGCACGATCGAAACCTCGCGGAGCGAACTCGCCCGCACGATTGAAACGGGTCCGGTGAACTCACGGCCGTTGACCATCACCGACTCGCCGGGAGCCACGTTCTCGATGCGGCCTGTATCGGCCCCGATCGACGCCTGCAGCCGCAGGCCCTTGCGGGCCAGGCTGATGACGCGATCGGCCAGCGGGCCCTCGCCGATCAACTCGCCGGCCAGGGTGATCTGCTCGCCGTCATTGGCGACGATCGTGGACTGACCGAGCAGCGAATCCAGGCTGGCCTCGTGGCCCCACAGGATCGGGATGGCCTGGCGGGACGTGTCCATGCCGGCCAGGTCCACGACGAGCGGGTTGCGCGACCACGACTGCCGGATCGCCCGGCCCGTGTAGGCCGTGATCTCAAAAGTCGGATTCGCCGGCGCGTCGCCCTCGGCGGCCTTGAGGCGGAAGTCGGCGGAAAAGTTCATCGCGTTGCTCATGTTGCCTCCGCAGCCTCTTGCTCGCGTTTCCACGTCCGCTCCGCCCACTCACGGCCGGCGTCGCCGCCCCACAGGAGCCACGAGATGTAGGAGTTGGACGGCGGATCGACCGTATGGTTTTTCTTGTAGGCCGCGTGCCTGGCGAAGAACGACACCATGCGCCCGATCGTGTCGAGCGACAGGGAACGGCCATTGGCGATATCGCGGGCCCGTGCGATGCCGACGGCGGTGCCGCCGCGGCCGTATTCGTCCCGCAGGTCGAGGCCGCGGCGAGCCGCAGCCCGCGCGGCCTGCGGCGGCCGGTAGCCGTCGGCGGCCTCGAGGTCCTGGTCGTCGTCCTCGGCCGCCACCGGAGCCGGCTCCGCCGTCAGTCCCAGCTCGCGGGCCAGTTGCTTTTCCGCCGCCCGCTGCCGCAAAACCTGCTGCCAGTTCTTGCCGCGCTTGGCACAAATCTCGGCGAGCGTGGACGTGTTGCTCTCAAGCTGCATGGCCTCGGCTTCGCTTTCCTTCGTCGGATCGACGTGCTCGTGCCCGTCCCACGTCCACGTCC